TGGGGCCGGAATAGCCGACGTTGTCTTTGTTGAACGAGTCTGCGGTGTAGGTTTTCGCGTTGACGGAAAGAGTCATTTATAGAACTCCAGGTTGGTTGAGCCATAAGGCCATGTTTTTCCTCTGCCCATGAGTAACGGGCTTCGGATCTATTGCTTTGTAAAGGTTATTAATCTTAGTAAAGCGGGAAGCGATTAGGGAAAACGCATCGGCGACACGGTAAATCGAATCGGTTTTGAAATCGGTTCGTAATGCCATGCCGGGACTTGTCAGCCCACCTCGAGTTGTCGACGTTCTCATGATACCAATGGTACCACTGAGATTTCCTGAGTAAATCCAGTTGTCAGCATTATTGCCGCTGTCCGCACCAGTAATGGTGTAGGCAGTCGCGAGCTGACGCTGGGTCACGAGGGAAGAGCCGAGCTGATTGTATCCGTACGACATGAGCGAGGAACCAAAGTAATCACCAAGGTTCGCTGCCCAATCCAGCACAAAAGAATAGCTCATGAGCTCCCATGGGAGCGCCAAAAGCCCCTTGAAACTAAAACCGACCTGTCCTGCGAAGGAGAGGTCGACTTCATCCAAAGCCATAGCTTTCACGGTAACCGTTTCAGTGGACTTTCTAATCCAGTTGTAACGAGCCGCGCCAACTATGATGGAACCAGAGTCTAAAGAGACAACATTATGCTGCTCTCGTTGACGATAGGTCTTCCTTTGTTTGCCTGAAGTACGTTTGAAGGTATCGAGTATGCTCTGTATGTCCTTAAGCAACGGAGAAATTCCGTAGCGCCAAAGGAGATATCCGCTCGACGTATCTTTTAAGACACGGCGACCGAACGACCCGTTGAGCAACGATAAGTATAAGGAGTTTGATTTCCTTACAAGTTCGTTGAGCGGGTTACGAAGCAAGTCGAGCGTCTTATGAAATTCGGCGGTTGACTCCCATAAATCGGAGTCGGACCTACCTCGTTTCGAGTGGACGCTTGTCGACGCTAATATCTGAAGGCGATTCACATCGTTTTCTGACATTACCCTTGGTTCTAAGGGCCACACCCCAAAAGAGGGATGTGATGTAGTCGGAACAGCAATCAGCAGAGCCGGACCAGCATGGCGGAATTCGTTCCTTCGAGGAACCCCGCCACAGCTGGTAGGCGTCTTTTGTTGCTGACCCCAACTACCTGAACCAAGCGACTCAATCTGTACTCTCTCGTGATGCATGGGGTTGAAGAAAACCTCACCCCGTCCGCGTCTACGATGAAAGCCAGGTACCACGTAGTCATACATCGTATCACTGATCCCGTTAATCATTGCGTTAGGCTCATCAACGGCCGGGTATGCGCTCCAAGAGCTCGGACCCGAACATGAAAGCCAAACGGTTTGACCTGCGACAGAAGTGGTTTTGATGCTACTGCTCGTCCTCGTACGAGGATAAGCAGGTTGACTTTGTGGTGGAGACGTTTTCATTTGGTTTACCAGGTGAAGAGGAACGATTAGGATAACTAATCCGTCGTTACTCAGAAGGAGGCCCTCAC